ACTTGATAACGTTCCGCCCGTTGATGAACTTCCGCTATTACTTCCATCCTCATTTATCTTTTGAATCGTTGCCGTTACTGCTGATAAGTTGGCATTAAAATAAGTAATATAAAACTTTTCGCCATTAATAACCTCGCCAGCCGTTCTATCTCTTGTCGTTAAAAACTTATTTGCATAAGTACTTATTGAAACTCGAAACGGATTTAGAGAATAATTCCAACCTTTAGAATTTTCTGAATCTTGATTTAAAGTTGGGGGGTTTCCTCCAAATTCTTCCCCGAATAAAACGGTATAGTCGACGAATAAGAATGAGCCAGCGAATTGTAAGAGTGAACTTCCTGATGGGTTAAAACCGCTTTCAAGATAGTTTCTGACAATGGGAGCGACATCAAGTACACCATATCCTCCTGAGTCGGGATAATTTTTAAGTGTGGCAACGATTGAGCCACCAATTTGTAAATCAAATACATATTTAAATGAAGATTGTGCTGAATTGGTTGATGATGCTATATGCCATAAACTATCGTGAGCCGATGAGTAAGATGGTGGAACGTATTCACTTGTTGCCATTATTATTTTTGTTTAACATTTATTGTTTCTACAATATTTATTTTAATATCCTTTCCTAATGCTTTAGCAAGATTCTTAAAAAACTGCTCATTAAATGCAGCATCGTATCCAGCTTTAGAAAATCCTATTGTTGGTAAGCCTTCTCTTTTAATTTTTAATCCAGTCACATAAGCAATACCCTTAACTTTGTTTTCAGCAATGTTTCCAAGTTTTGCTCTCTTTTTTTGAAGACCTCTTAAATTCTTTTTTTGGTCTTCGTTCTTAATATAATTCCTATGACTTGCATACCATTCAATTAATCTTTCTAAGAACTCGCCTCCAACGGTTAATTTTTTATAAGCATAAGGACTACTTGATGGTTGCCCACTTGTAACTCCTTTAACTCCTTTGTCCTGATATGCCCAATATTCACTTGCTGGGTTTGATTCCTCGTATCCAATATCATATCTATATTTACCATTAGAGAACTCTCTTCGAATTACCCTAATATCTTGCATATTGCCTTTATCAATTCTTTTCTTTTGATTGATTTTAGCAATTGCCCTTCTAAGAAATATCTCAACTGACTTATCTAATAATTTACCAACTGAGTCTAAGGCTTTAGGAGTACCATAATAACTTGCATCCTTGCCCGTTATTTCAAGTACATCTAAATTAGCTAATTGCTCCTTAGTTATATTTGTTGCCACTTATCTTTTTTCTTTGTTCGTTATCGTAATTTATTTTAGCCGATATATAACTTAAATCATTTAAAAACTGAATTGCTGGTAATTCAAATACATCTTCAAGTTTAATCTTTTCGTGTTCACTAATCAATGAAGCCTGATATATCCAGCCAAACTGATTCATAAAACTATTTTTAACTTGCCTTGAATCTTCAACTTCTCCTTTCCCTTCTGAATTAAATAATCCTTTAAATCCCGAATCAAGGTTTTTAATATTAGTAATCCAATTCATTACACTTCCAAATACTTGTTCAAATGGCGCTGATAATAAATCCTCAGCATAATCAATATGGTATTTAGATTCGTATTTATCTTCTTTCCATCCTCGCCAAGTAGGTCGCATTGGTAAAACCATTGATGCCCCTATCTTATGTAAGTTTGCTTTTATATCGTTTAAGAAATATTTTGTTTCAATGTATCTACCAGCTGGACTAAACTTAGCATCGTAATTACATTTATACTTTTTCTTTCCTACCCTTATAAAACTAACCGCCTTAATTTCGGGATTAGAATTATTTAAAAACTCAATATCCTTTACTATTTGATTTATTTTATTTTTATCTAATGCAAGAATCTCTTGCTTTGTTTTATGTTGTAAAATTGCAACCGTTTCAAGAATCAAATCATAATCTTTGATTGAATCCTTTTTATCGGATAAAACTTGAATTTGTTGCCATTGCCATACCGTGACATCTTTCCAGTTCATATTTATAAATAGCTAATTAAACAAAGTTGTATCTTCCCGTTCCTGACTTAAAATCAAACTTGCGCCATGCTAATGCTAAAGCACAAACGCAGTCATCAGTAAACCCAGTCGGAGCAGAATACTTTACTCCGTGTGATGTATATTGATACTCAAAAACTTCTAATTCATTTTTAATCATACCTTCGGGATAATGTACCCGTTCTTGATGGATTGCCACTTGAAGACCTAACATTAATTCTTGCTTGCTTTGGCTTGTAAATTTAAAGCCTTCAATGTCCATGCCTTCCCGTTGTAATTGCTCGACTATCGGGTCACCTACTCCAGTGCTATCAATTAACATCGGTGCTTTTGGTAAATTGCGGATTATGTTTTGAGTGCTTGCCCAGTCCTTCTGAAATCGGTCATAGTAAGCCACATTGCCACTATTATCTAAACCGATAATGACCGTCCAATCTGAGTACTTTGCCAAATCGACTCCGTAACATTTAACAATGTTGGTAGATAAGTCCGATGTACACTTGCGAATTGCCTCACTTCCAAATGGATTCGCAGCGTTCTCAGCTGGGTTAGCCATGTACTCTTGCTCAAATACTACGTTTGGCAATTCCTTTTTAGCCGAATCAATCTCAGATGTAAGAATAAATGGGTTATCATAGGTACTAAACTTAAATGATTCCCAATCTGCACTGGCATTTACACCATTTAAAAATAAAGAATAAAAATAATTCTTGCCTCTTGGAGTAGATAGGAATATTGCCTTGCCTTGAAAATCCGTTAAGGTTGGTCTTATTGAGTTTTGCCATCCACTTTCCAAGTCAGGAATATAAGAGGCTTCATCGATAATGGCATAGTGAAACTTTAAACCACGAAGATTATCCAATCGCTCTCCAGTAAAGAATCGAATCTCGCCTCCGCTAATTAGTTTAAATGTTAGGTCACTTCGGTTAGGAACTGCAATATTACTCGGCATAAGCCTTGCAAGTTCATCAAAGAAAACCTTAGCAAGCTGATAAGTAGGAGTTATGTATGCCACTCGTTTTCCTTGCATCGCTTCAATACAAGTTATGACCTGGCATATAAGTGATTTACCCCATCGCCTACCCGACATGAGAACTTTAAACCTTGCTTTAGATTCTAAGACTTTAGCTTGGTTCTTGTGTGGTTTCGGGAGTACTATGTTCGTTTGCAAAACTTATTATTACTTCTTGTTTCTCCTCGTTCTTCGCTCTATCAGTCCAACCTAAAAGATTCTTTGCATAGAAAATACCTTTGCCTTCATTAGCCACGACATCTGCTGCCAATGCTCTAAATAATTCATCAATCTGCTTGGTTATCTTATGGCAAGGATGGTCTTCTCTATTAAGAACTTCATAATATGTCGCTCTTGAATAAAATTCAAATCCTTGTCTTGGTAGCCATATCAAAAGAAAGAAGCTAATAGTAGGTAAATGCCTTTCACGAATTATCTTCACTCCAGCGCCAGTTGCCACCTCCTTAGTTGAGTTAAGGCAATAGTCAATGTATTCATCTGCCCATTCAAGCAATCTCTCCTGGTCAATATCTTTGGTAAGTCTTGGCATTATTTTTTAAATAAAAGTGACCATTCAGTCGGTAGTGTTAATTTCTTTTCTAAGCTAAATCCAAATTGAGCAAAAAACTCAATCCAACTTTCTTCAGATTTAATATTAATATGACCCCAAGCCTCATCTTTCTCAGGAGTTGTAAAATATGGAGTTGATGAAAATAAGAAATATTGACAATTAATATTGTTCATATAATCCTTAATTTGGTCATCGGTTAAATGCTCCATTACTTCAATGCTAACAACCATTCCGCAATGGTCGGGATAAACACTTATGTCATTTAATTTAACTCCTCTTTTTTTTGCAAATCTTTGATGATATTTATTTGGCTCAATCCCATAGTAATTAATGCCTTTCTTTTGCAAGCATTCTCCAAGCGTACCCATGCCAGCACCTATCTCGATTATGTCTTTAGCATATTCGATAATTATGTCAGCCGTTGCATCCATCAAATTATAATAATCAGGATTCTCGGGAGTTATTCCGTTTTGTACTTCAATATCAAAAAATTCTTTATCGCTTACACGGCTCATATTATTGTTTCTTTTGGTAAAAATTGATTGCAATTTGTATGCCCTTCAGCTTGGCTCATTCTATAATCTCTACCAATTCCTTGAGCAACTGCCAAAAAACTTGATTGATTTCCACTAACATATTTTGCACCTAATTGTAATTGCGCCAATTCTAAATAATCCTTTATTTCGTATCTCTCAATCAAATGTTTATACGGCTCATATTCAGATTCTAAACCAATGAAATAAACATTATCTGAATTGTCTTTTAAAAAATTAATTTCTTTAATCCAATCCGTAGTTAAAGATTTATATCTTGGAGTTATATTAATAAAACTATTATTTGATTTTATTGGCTCAACTTTTAACCATCCTTGTTTCCAAGTTTCATCTATAATCTGAAAACTTTGCAAATGCAATTGTACTAAATGAGTTAAATGTAAATCTATATTTGAACGGAATAAATCTAAATTATATATTGTACCAGTCAATTCTCTGCCTTTTTTAACTTCGTGAATATATTCCTGAGATTCCAATAATGGCAAAATCGTGTCATACAAATGGTCGGGTAATTGTACATTAAAAATCCCTCCGCCTAATGCCTTAATAGTAGGCAAAGAATAAATCACATCCCCAGTTGCGCCACTATGATAAAAATTATTCATTTTTATTTTTGATTATCGATTTGCTCTAATTTTCTTATCGCCCATTCAATACCTTCAGTACCTCCCCAACAATCCCACATTAAGCCTCCGCATCCTTCGCCATAAGGAACATCTTTACTTTGCTGATGCCTTTTAAATGAAGCCATTCTTGCAATCGTATCCCTTGTAATATTTTCACGATTTGCTAATTGATTTGCTCTTACTTTTCCTACTGGAGTTCCGCAACTTCCCCAACCATTTTCTTCAACATATTTTAACGCTCTCTTTGCATTGTTAACCGCTGCCTCAGGATAGTCGTTATAACTATCAGCCATACTTATTCTTATTGCAGAATAAACTTCTTGTGCTTTGGCTTCCGTATCGTAGATGCAAGCGCCATTACCAATCCTATATTTCCCGTTTGAACATTTTATTACTGGCATTATTCTATTAGTTTAGAATAAATAGCAAAACGATCCTCATTAATTTTAAATAAATCGTAATGCTCTCGGACATATTCAGCATTTGATTCGCCAAAATCCGTTCTCATTTGTTTTGAGAATACCATTCGTTTAATATCTCGTTCCCAATTATCTACCCAGCACACCGTAGGAATGTCATCGTAAGGCGCTCTCTTTATTGCCATCAAGGGAATCCGTTTAGCGCCAGCCTCTAATGCCTTTAGATTCGATTTTAATCCGTTAAATTTATTATCTAATAAAGGCGCAAGTAATATGTCAGCCTCCAAATAAAAATTCATGTACAAATCTACGGGCATTGATTCAAGTATCTTGTGATTTAATCTTTCGCCAGCAGTAAACCATTCAGCCATTTGCTTCCAATGAAACTCGTTTGCTTTATTCCAACCGCAAAGAAGCATCCGTGTTGATTCCTTAAACGATTTAGACTTGGCTAATTCTCGAATCGGATTTTTTAACTGCCTCATATCGGGGAAGTGAGTGATGCTACCAGTGTGAGCAATGTTAACAAATTCGTTTACATTTCTTACCGCAGTAAATTGGTCACGGTCAAACGGTAAAGCATTAGGCAAAATATAGCAATTAGGATTTATCTTAATAATCTCAAGCCGTAATCGGTTGTGAGTTGTCGTTACAACATCCGCCACTTTAATATAATTCTTAATTACTTGAGTGACTCCTAAAGACCGATATGTTGGCGCAGATAAATGCTGAGAAAATAACTCCCAGTAGTCATCAATATCGACAACCAATTTAAACCCAATCTTAGCCTTCCATTTTAATAAATCGGGCAATGGTATTAATTCACAAAACCGATTGACCACGACCACGTTTATAGCCTTCTCAATAAGCATCTCTTCGGTCATTGTATCCGTGATAATACAATATTCCTTTTTCATTACTGATAATGGTAATGCGAGGCGATGGTAAGTGACTCCTGAATGTCTACTTCCGACTGCGCAGATTCTTAGTTTGGACATCGTTTGGTTTTGGTTGGTTGAGTTTTGCAATATACTTTATTCCTTCGTAATGTGCGGATAATCTTTTGAGCATATCGAATACGCAAGAGCCACACCATGAATTAAAGTTAAAATCTTTATTGACATATTTACGATATAAACTCGCATATTCTTCAAGAACTTCTCGGTCAATGTTTTTTGTAAACCCTAAAGCAACTGCTTCAAAGTTTATAATATTGGCTTCTATAAATGCTATCTCTTGCTCGGTCATAGTTTGTTTATTAATCTAAAAATGACCGCTCCTAATATTCCCGAACTAAACACGATTGCAATCCATTCTTGAAACTGCATAGGTACGACAATTAAAACGATGGCGCTCCAGGTACTTAGACAAGGAGTACAACTAAACGGTTTAAAGTTTAATCCGAATGACTGATATAAATTTGTCATTGTAAAAAATACTGCAAAAGAAACGGCTGCGATTATTGTGATCATTTGTTTGTTTGGTAAATTTCATCTTGCACTACACTCCAGTAAGCACGGTCATCCGCCTTTAATTTCTGCTCAAGAATTAATGAACAAAAATACAAAGCTAATTCGAAAGCAAATGCTTTATTGCCACAAAAATAAAGGGCATTGATCAACAAACTTTTAGCTTTCTCATCAGGCTTCATCCCTTATTTTCTTTTTAATATTTGAAATCGTTTTAACAATCGACATATACGGAATGCCAGTCTTTCTCGAAATCTCAGTTTGATTAAAATTCAATTCGACATAAGTATCGAGAAGCATATCTTCATACCAGGATAATTCTTTTCTTGCTACCTCTACTCGATTAAATAGCTTTTCTTTGTAATCCTTTGATTCATCCTCAATATGCACTAAATCTTCTAATCCATCTATTGATTCATACTTTGCTCTAAAATGTCTGAAGAATGGCTGATTCATGCCAGTACTATAAATCATATTGAGCATACATCTGACAAGCCAAAACTTTAATCCATTGCTTCCGTTGTTATTATAAATCGACCAAAATTTGTCTTCGGTTATAGAGCAAAGATTCACGAACATTTCTTGTTTGAGTTCTTCCCTTAAATTTGCTGGGTGCATTTTCATCAAGGCTTGTTTAATCTCCTTTGAATTGTAAAGTTCCTCAATGATTTGCGACCTGGTCATTCCTTTGATTTTCTGATTATCTCAAAAATAAAATAAACGATAAAAGCCACTTCGATAATTCCTACCGCAATGGCTTCCCAAATTAACCTTTCCACTTTTCGAGTTCCCGATTTAAATACCAAACGGCTTTACTCAAATCTTTCTTTTTAAATCCTTTTTTGTCCGCTCTCAGTATGTACTTGATTGAATTGCCAAGATTAAAATTTAGGTCAAACGAATCAATTATGTCAATGACCTCAATGCCATTACCTTGATAATGATCAGGATGATTGACCTCTTCTTTTATAACTCCTTGATAATTAATCTTTTCCATGTGCAAAGTTTACATTAAAGATTGTGCAATTCCAAATAATCCTTGATTTTTTTTGTTTGTCGATATGCTGGGTACGATGCACCGCTTTCCATTTTGATTCGATTAAGATTTATTTCAAGGCTATAATTTAAATCGTGATAGGTAGCGCAGTCGATAACTACTTGAATGGTAGGTCGTTGTATTCTCATTGTAATCCATTTGATTGCATTTAAATGATTATCCTTCAAATCTCATCTAATCTAAATCTTCGAATCAAAATCTCGCAGTCTTCAATAGACCTAACAATCGCATAATAATAACCATGATTAATAGCTATCTGCTCAAATGCTTTTTGATTTGGTTGCTGAGTTCCCTTGTCAATCTTAACCTCGACAAATAAACCTTTCCACTTCTTGTTCGAGATCATCCAAAACATATCAGCCACTCCAGCCTTTGCGCCTTCCATCTTTAATTTGATAGCAACTAACCTATGCCTTGCGCCTCCGTTTGGTATCGCATAATAGTAAAAGTCTTGTGTCCACTCTAACCATTTGCAAATTGCCATCTGGAGTTTATGCTCGTGTTCGTTTCTCATTTTACAAATTTTACGCTTTTTGTCAATTATCTTTAACGTTATATTTTAATCTTCCGTGACTTGTGTATAACCTTAAATCTATCGTATCCGTGTAGATATCCTCAGATTCGGAAATTCCGAACACCCACTTTGGCTCATTATTTTTTTGTATTGTCTGATTATTTTTCAGCGCATAATAATAAGCATAGCAAATTAATGCCAGCGCAGTTCCGTAAATTATTTTTCTTTTCATTTTATATAGTTTAAAATATGTACAATTACATCTACCGTCCAACCATTCCCAAGCATTTTATATCGTTGTGAATCTGAAACGTGAGCTGTATAATTTTCATTAACCGTTTGAAGTCTTTCACATTCAATTGGAGTAAGTCTTCTTATGGTAGAATTATCTAATTTTGCCAATGCACAACCACTAATATCACTACCACTTCCTCCTCCTTTTGTTGCTAAGGTACCTGACTTCCCATTTTCTCTCCATCTAAAACCTTCATCATATCTAAAATCTCCACCTAAAATTTTTTGATTATCAACAATATGAGTTTGACATGATGCATTAACCCTTGTTGAAATGGTAATTGATTTATCATTATGAATTGATTGATTATAAGAATCTATTAAAGTACCATGTTTTAAATCATTCTGATGTTTAGAAATTGTTTGATTAAGTCTTTTATTATTAAAAACCATATTATTAATAGAACTATCAACAATTAATTGATTATCTCTACCTTGTTTAAAATAACCGGCTGCTAAACATAAACTTTTACCATTATCATTTAAACTTCTTTCAGAATTATTATAAGAACTAATTCTATCAACTCCTTTTTCAGTTAAAAAATATTTATCTGATACGTTCTGTTCTAATATATCTTTAAGTAAAATACCTTTATCTTTTGGTTGATCAATAATAGAATCTAAATCTCCAAATAATCCTTGTGGTTCTAAACCGATATTAGTCCAGTACAAACGTTGTCTATTTTGAGCAGATAATAAAGCTGAATTAATCATTATTGGTTTAACTCCTATCGCTTTAGATAAAACTTTTTCCCATTTTTCCCCCATCATTACATTTTCAAGAAGAAAATATTTTGGTTTTACTTCATTTAACAATCTCATATATTCCCAAAATAAATATGATTGACCTTCAAATTCAAATCCTTCAGACTTTAATTCAAGATAATGATTAAGTGTTAAAATCTCTTGCTCATCTTTTGTACTCATTCCTTTACGTTTACCAGCAAAAGAAAATGATTGACAAGGACTACCTCCAATTAGAATATCTATATTAGGTAAAGAGTATCCATCTACATTTACAACACTTCCAAGCTGATTAGTATTAGGGTAGTTTGCCATTGTAACTTGAATAGCATATTTATCAATTTCAGAGGCAAAGTATTTATCTACTTTGATCCCAGCTCGTTCTAAAGCTTGTTGTCCGCATGACATTCCATCAAATAGGCTTAATACATTCATAAATTATTAGGTTTAATAGTTCCATCATTATCGATATGACAATCAAATGTAACTAAACTATTGACAAATTTAATATAACCTTGAGTTTTGCAATGCATTTTCCTTTCTTCAATGTCCTGAATGTTAGAATATTTATTCCAAAGTTCGATTCGTTCTTCTTTTGATATTGTTGGAATCTTAAATTGCTCTAAGTAATCAAATAAAATGGATAAGCCTCCAGCTATAAACGTAAATTTCTTATCATTCTTCTCGCAGTATCTAATCTGATTTGCATATTCGTTAGCAGTATCAATTGCTTGCTTCATTAATTCTTGATCACTTGGCTTTTCTTTCACTTGTTCAATGGGTTTAGGTAAGTTCTTAATCTCTTGTCTTGCATACTCCAGGTAAGCGCTCATAATTCTTCCAAAGTATTCACATGAGAAATTTTCATAGCATTTAGAATCGATATTTAGCTTCCCAGCTATTGCCATTTCAAAGGCAAGTTTTATTTCTTCGCAAGTATTATTTCCAAAATTAGATTTAACAAAATTGGTTAATACAAACTTTTCTTCTTCGGTAGGTAGATTGCTTCCTCGTAAGCCAACTAAAAGCATAGAGTAGCGTAATGCTTGCTTTATATCTTCTTCGTTCCTTACACGCAAAGTAATAGCGCTTTGTGCTTGTTGTATTGCAATTGCATTACCACTTCCTAAGTGCTTCCATTCTTGCGGCACTTGTTCCAAGTTTCTCAGTTGTATTTCCATTGTTGTTAAATTTGGTTTTATTATTTATCCAAGTATTTATTCTTCTTTCAATATTAAAGAATTTTTCTAACTCCCATCTTTCCTTTCCTGATTTATTTTGTTCAGTCCAGTAAGAATAAAAATTATCGTATTCATCTCCTAAAAGAAAAATGTGAGGAGTTATTATATCTATTAACTTTACTTTACTTTCCTTTACTTTACTTTCTTTTACTTTATCAGCGTTACGAACAAGTTCTGAACGTGTTACATTTTCGCTAACTGATTGATTTTCACGCCATTCTAAAATTCGTTTTGCATTTTTTTCTTTTGAAACTTGATACTTTTTGCTAAAGTTTAGCAATTGTTTGTTAAAAGTTTCTCCATTATTCGAAGAAATCAAATCAATTTGTTCAATAAACTCCCAAACTTTGTCTAATTTTTTGCCAACATTTAACTGATGTTTGAGAACTTTTGTCTTAATTGGCTTCTCTTGTAAAGCAAGTTTTTCTAAAATGGTATAGAATAATCCAAGACCTTCGTATCCATATTCAAGATAAAGCTCAGTAATCTTTTCATCATTAAATGAATTGGAATCATGTAAGTAATATTTCATTTTTTGAAAATAAAAAAGCCAGTCTGCGTAGGAGTGCAAAACTGGCTTCGGTTTTTTAAACCATTAAATAACCCAAGAACTCCTACCCTCTTGGCTTATTGATTCAAATATAAAAAAACTAAACCGATTTACAAAGCCTTTTAAGAAAATACCCAGCATAAATCGGATGGTCTGATTCAAATAGCCTGGCATAGTCCGAAGTGAAGTTGTTATTGACTTTGTATCTATCATTTCCTTCGACCATTGTGTGCCATCTAATGACTTCAAAGATTTGTTTTGCTCCAAGCCTTACATATCCTCGATTGATTAGCTGATATGCCAAGCGCTTAAACTCCCGATAAATTTCGGGATTCGATTCGTGATACTTTTTGAAACTTGTTTTCATTTGGTTTAAATTTAGATGTTTGATACAATTTTTTATAATCCTTTTGCAATTGCTTGCTTAAATGGTCTTGCCATTGGTTGAATGTTAGTTCTTTCATGTCGTTAAATAAACTATTAAATAAAATATCCACACTGCGATTATTCCCACGATGCCCACCATCGTGAGAAATTCTGCCGTTTCGTTAGAGTTGTTCGATTTGCCCTGATTTCTCATCTTGCAATTGTTTAGCTATGATTTGAACTTCTCTCATGACTTCGGGATACTTAACATATCCACTTTCTCTATTTCTTGTGTTCCAGTACACTACTTGCTGAACATTTAAAACATTCCATTCTCTTGCGGAGAAAGGCAAGATACCTTTCTTGTTTAAACTATCGGCAACTGCCTGATGTATATTGCTTTTCTTTATCTTAATCATTATAGTATTGTTTTTTTGATTGATGTTGTACTTGACTTAGCTGGAGGAAAAAACTCAAACGATTCGCCCGTTTCTTCATCCACCGTGATGGTTTTATTTTTTATTCCTTTGCAAAACTTCTCAACTTCCTTTTGCTTCTCTTTTAACTCATCGATTTGGTCTTGTAAATCCACCCATTGCTTAGTTGCACTAAAGTCGTATTTCGTTCCAACTTCAGCCACTTGCATCTCGACATTATGAACTTCGAATCTTCCTTTGTCGTATTTCAATAGTTCATCAACTGCGCTTTCCTTTAAAGTCTTCTCCAGTTCAGAAAATAACAACTGATACTTCGATGCAATTGCAAGCAAAGACTTTATGTCCTTGCCACCTTCTTTGACTCCTTCGTTAATCAAATGAACCAAGTGATTAATCTGAGCCTTGCTCATATCTTGGATAGGGTTGTGTCCAAACAAACCAATCTCAAATTGTTGTGGATTAAATTGTATCTCTTCCATAGTTAAAAAGGTAAATCGTTTTCTACTAATGTAGCACTGGGAATATCAAAAACGGGTGCTGGCTTTGAAGCTTGAGCAGTAAATCCCTCCGTATTTTTAATCTTAAAGTTGCCCAATATTGGAGCATTACTTTCGGGAGTCTTAACTCCATCTTGCGTTACGAAACCAAAGTTCCCGTATTGGTCGGCATCTTCTTTTAAGAATCCGCTGATGTTTAGGTAAGTACCTTTCTTACCCTTGTACAATTTTGACTCAGCTAATAAGTCGACATTGATTGAAATACTTACTAATTTGCTCATGCGATTGGTTGTTTAATAGTGAAACTTAATTTTTTAGTTGAAAATAAACTGATAATATCTTTGTCGTTATTTATAAACTCTGACTTCTCGGCATATAAATTATTTAACTGCTCTATTG